CATTTCCCCGCATATTGACGGGGAGGATCAGTTCCTCAATCATCTAGTGCGCTCCTTTCGAAGTGCGCTCCTTTCGAAGTGCGCTCCTTTCGAGTCGTTCGGCAGCATCGAGAAGCATTCTCTCTGCAGTTGCAAGCCCGTTGATCTTTCCAGAAACAGACTTGTATTCTTCGAAAGATATAGCATCACCTCTTGCAAGGTAGTCTGCTAAATCATTCATCAGCGCTCTGATTTCCTTGCGGATCTCTTCGGCGAATTGAACAACGATCATTCGTTTCCTTTCTTGGGTTGTTGTGCTGATTTGGCCTTCGCCTGCGCTTCAGCTTGTTGCGCTTTCAACGTGCGCTCCTGATCACCGTGATAGCGGTCAGCAGCGAGCTGTGCACCGGTCAGCACGCCCTTGGTGTGCCGCTCCTGTGTGTTGTGGTGGCTATCCGCAGAGAGCTGTGCTCCAGTGAGCAGCCCCTTGGCGAAGCGTTCCTTCTCGTTGTTCTGTGCGGTGGCCGAGATCTGCGCCCCCGTGATGACTTGCTTGACCTTATTGGCCTCGTCGGCGATCGTCGCCTTGACACCCAGCTCCTTGAGCTTGAGCCCGACGTCGTCCTGCTGAGCCTTCTTCTTCAGCTCCAGCTCCTGCGCCTTCAACGCCAGCTCCTGCTGCTGCAACTGCAACACCGGATCCTGTGCGGCCTGCTGTGCCTGCTCCTGTGCCGCCTCTGCTTGACTCTGCTGCAATACCTTGGATGCGGCTTCTGCGAGCACGCCAGCAAGCTGGAATTCCATCTCCTGCGGGATCGTGTCGTCCTCTGGATCTGGCAGATCTGCGCCCAGTGCCTGCACCATGCGCTGGCGGTATGCGTAGGCCACGTGCTCGGCCAAATGCGCCTGCCCGGCGGCCATCAGCATCTGCGCCTGCGGGTTCTGCCCGAGCAACTGCATGATCCTCGGATCCTGCATCGCCGCCATGTGCACCTTGATGTGTGCCTCATGGTCTTGGTACGCGTAGACCTTGACCGGCTTGCCCATCAGCACCGCCATGTTCTCGCTGACCGGATCCTTCGGCTTGCCATCCTTGAGGCCCGGGATCAGCCGCTCGGGATCGCGAATGCCAACCACTCGCAACATGTCGCCGTGAAGCTCCTGCAAGTCGTAGATCTGCGGCGCCGTGCCCGCCAACTGCAGCACTGCCTGCTGTGTCACCACCCGCTGCGCCAGCGTAGACGCATTGGGATCGGACACCGGGATGATCTCGACGATGTCATAGTCGGCCTTCTTGACCTTGCGAGACGGGTCGACGTCGTAGGCGTAGTCCTCTGGCGCAGTGTCCTTCACCAGCGCCTTGAGCAGCTTCAGCTCTTGACTCAGCGTCGAGTGCACGCGAGCCTGTACCGCGGACATCACCTTGAGCGTGCGCTCGAGCACCGCCAGCGTCGTGCCGACAGGCGTGTTGCCCGTCATGTCTGCGAGCTTGGTGTCAGCCGTGGACGCCGCGCGCCGGCCATCCTCGACGACTCGGTCAAGCAACTGCAGGAGCACCATCGAGGGCTCCTTGTACGGCATCGGGAACAGCCCATCCTTGAGCGCTCCACCGATGACTTCTGCGTCCCTCCACTCGCCCGGGGCGATCGGCGTGTCGTCGCCCTTGATCCGCAGCCCCTTGGCCTTCAAGCCACCCGGCAGGTTCGACAGCGTGCCAGCATCGACCAGTTGACGCGTCAGCGATGTCGCGGAGCGAGCATGCCCACCCACGAGATGCAGTAACCCGAAACCGTAGAACCCGAAGCCCGGCACGTAGCTGTAGTGCACGAAGTGCTGCTTCTTGATGCGCTTCTTGTTGCCCTCGTCCCAGTTGCGGTAGACCGACATGATTGCGTCAGTCTCGATGTTGATCGTCACCACGTACGGCTGCGCGAGCAGATGCTCACCATCTTCGAAGCCAAGCCCGTGTTCGGAAATGTCGACGTGCATCTCGACGAACTCGTAGCGGCCGTCGTCCATGCTCGACAAGCCGACTTGCTTGTTCTTGGCGTCCTGAATCTCGTCTTTGCGCTTGCCGGGAGTGCCAATGTCGATGTCGCGGTAGAAGCCTGCCGCAATCGCGGACTCGATCTCCTGCTTGGTGTAGCGCATGCGGCATGAGTAGCGCTCTGCCGTCGTCAAGTCCGAAGCACCGTAGGAAATCACGAAGTCCTCGGCCGGCACAAACCTACTGACCTGACGCCCCAACGAGGTGTCGTAGTAGACCTTCTTGAACGCGGAGCCTGCGATCGGCAGGTTGAACAGCATCCGCTCATGCTCGGTGCGGTACTCCGGCATCTGCTCTGTCAGCCGCCAGTTCATGTCTGCCTGCACGCGAACCGCAGCCTTGTCGCGCTCGGGGTTCGGCCGGCCAATCAACTTGGTACGTACTGGCCCAGAAGCAGGAAACGTCTCCGTGATCGTCTCCGACTGGAAGCGGACCACGGCTTCCGACAGCATGGGATGCACGACACCGCACGCGCCCTCCCACGGCTCCGTCCGCTCCTCGATGTGCAGCCCGAGCAACTCCATGCCCTTCTGGTACGTTCGCGCCCACTCCTTGCGTGACCGCAAGTCGGCGTCGTACAGATCCTTCAGCTCTACTTGCAGGGAGCCAAGATCCTGATCCTCCATCGACTCTGCAAGATTCGCCGTGTGGTCGCTGAGCTTGGTCATCAGCGCGTTGGTGATGGCGTCCGCATCGAGCGTCGTCTCCTCGCCCGGCGTGTCATCGATGATCTCGACGTCAATCCCCGGATCCTGCTGTTCCAGCAGAGCCTCATCATTGCCAAGCCCATCGGGGGCCGAGTACAGCGATCTTGCGACGTTCGTGGCCATCACTTGTCCCCTTGTTCTTTCAACACCGCTTTGACCCACGCCTGACAAGAGCGTAAATCGCTAGATACTGTATCTGCAGACGCCGCGTACTTGGTCAGAAACTCTGCGTCAGGAGCAGCCAACTGCGCTCCCGTCGCTCCTGCTACAACTGTTGCTTCGGCAGGTTTCCCTTGAGGAAGTCCTGCATTTGCAGCTGGTATGTCGATTCGGGTGGAGCTTCGCGCATTATCGGAGCATTTGGCAGTCGGGGGCAAACGGGTGATGGCGCGGTCGCGCAAGCCTGCAAGAGCAGCATCACGCTCGGCAGCAACACGCTGTAGTTCAGTCTGGTGTGCATCTTCAATCCCTTTCGTTTGCTTCTGCCACGTCTCCTCTTGCGCGCGCGCCTTGACTGTCGCTTCAATCACGACAGCCATCTGTGCTTTCTGGTCGTACTGATACTGGTGCCACCGGCCACCAGCATATGCTCCGCCCAGTGTGAGCAGCGCGGCCAACCATACCCATGGATTGAAGAGAAACGTCATGCGACGGTCCCTCCCGCATCTTCGTACGCTTCCTGCAAAGCAGCAAGCCGATTCTCATGCTGGTTGTAGCCGGCGCCGGGCAGCGAAGCCCAGATGTTGTGCACACGCTCAACCGCCGTGGCGAAGTCGCCTTCCTCGATCGGTTCAAGTCCGTGCTGTTCCTTGATCATCTGTATGGCGATCGCATCCTGATCTTCAGGCCAGAAACCTTTCAAACCAAGCAAAATCTTGTACGGTTTGTAGTATCTCGCCAAGATCTGATAACGCCCAGCCGCTGTGCTCCACACGTTCAGCTTCGGTAGATAGATCATCTTCGCTGGATGGTAGTCATATGGTGCAAACAAGTGTGGATCTTGCACCGTAGACCCGACAAGCACATCATAGCCGTCGTCAGATATCTCCAGCAGTTTCGGGCCAATTTCCGACCATGCAATCGTATCGAGGAATGCTTTCAGATTTGGGCTCATGGTTTTGGCTTCGTCGGTTCGGGCTTGATAGTCCCGCTCTTACCAAAGGGCATACTGCCGTCCCATTTGTCTGCAAGTTTGACGAACACAAGCGCGCCACTCCATGCAAACAAGTAAGCGGTGTATTGTTGAGGATCGGCTGCGTTACCAAGTCTTGCAGCCATGAGATCCCAGCTCGATATTGCAAATGCCATAAACGCAATGACTCGCGCTGCTGAGACTTTTCCAGCTTCATCTTGGAACATCTCCTGCAAGTTGAATGAGTCTTTCTCTTGCGCCTTGGCAAATAGCCATGCAAAAATAGACAGCATGACGATAAGCGCAACCAGCGGAATCACCTTGTCAAAGGCAAACGCATTGAACAGCGCTGCCGCTGCCTGCAGATATGCTTGGGCTGTTGCGTCGTTCACAGAATGCTCGGTAAAGACAAAAACGCAAGTAACACGATTATCACAGTACAAATAATCAGTACTGTGGAAAAGTCATGAGGATCAGTAGTATGCGGCGCGGCGGCCATAGAACTGTGACTTGTCCGTGAGGGTGTCGTCCGTCTCGAGCGTCAAATAGCCTCCTTGCCTGAACCGCATCAGCGCCATGGATGTGGTGTCGACGTCGTCGTCATGGGCCCCGTTCGGGAACTGCGCCACTTGGTCGATCAGCTCCCGGGCCCACCACGTGTCCGGTATCCATACCTTGCCCGTGCGCACGATGTCTGCCACGGCGTTGAGCCTCGCCACCTTGTCCCCGGACCCCCTGTGCGGGGTGTACTCCTGCACCGGCAGCCCCATGAAGCGCAGCTCTTGGTACAAAGCCGAGCCGCTGGATTTCTTCTCCACGATGAACGCGTCCGGCTCCCAGCGCTTGAACTGCTCGATCGACTTTGCCTTAAGCTCGGGAAACTGCATCCGCTCGTTGATCCGGTCGAGGAGGATGATCTGGTGCTCCTCCCGCTCGCTGTCGTTCTGGAACACGCCCCACGTCGTGATGGACGTGTAGTCCGACCGATTGTTCGTCTCCGCGGCCGCGTCGAGACACTGGATGAGGTAGGTGCACTTGGGAGGCTTGTCCTTCTCCCACACCCGCCACTCCGTGCGCCCGATGATCGCCGCCTCGTCGGAGGACGGGTTCTGCATATACTGGGCGCTCCAGTACTTGCTGTCGAGCGACGCCTTGGTCTTGAGCAGCTCCTCGAGCGGCCACTTCTCGGGCCACAGAGACTTCCCAGAAGGCAGGATTGCCGGAAACTCCACCACCTCCCACTGGTCAGCGTCGGGGTTCTTCGCTGCGTAGTCGAGCAGCCGCGCCGTCAGGTCGTACGTTGCCCACCTTGTGTTGTGGGACACGAATCCATTGGCGATGAAGTTCTCAGTACGCTCGATCTCGACGTCGAAGACTTCCTCTTTCCCCGTGGGAGCGATGCTGACTATCGCGTCAAGCGTGACGTCGTAGGTACTCAGCGGCGAGAATGAGGACTTCGGGGCTTTTGCCGTACCCCACTGCGAGGTTGCAGTCGTTGCAGAGCAGCCCCCTGACCCGACCCGTGTCGTGGCAGTGATCGATGCACAGTTTCCCGCTCCAATGAGCGCGGGTGTTCTGGGAAGAAGGCAGTTCACCGCAGACATCGCATCGGTTGCCGCGTTCTGCAACCATCGCATCGTAGCGCTCTGCCGTGATGCCATACCGTAACTTAATGCGGTACGTACGCCGTTGTTCTGGTGTTTGTTTTGGGTATGTGTACTGTTTGTGGTAGCAACCTGCGCATAGCCCTTTGCTTGCGATAGGCTGCCCGCATTTAAAACATCCCACGCCCTTCCACTTGCCGTGGTAACCCATTGGGTGATACGGTGCGTCAGGGTGCTTCTTATGGTACGACTTCTTTGCTTGGCACGGCGCACAAAGCCCGGGTCGAGTCTGCGATCGTGCTGGGCGGCTGCATCCCTCGTTGCTACAAGCGACATGCCCGGCTTCAGATTGCGTAGTCGTACCCATCTGCGTTCTCCGTCGAAGTCCACGAGAAACGGATGCCTCTCGTTGGCACGGAGAATTCTGCCAGATCGTGTTTGCACTGTCAATATGTCATCAACACCACTTGACCGCCAGTTCACCACCTTGGCCGTCGTGACGGCGCCGTTCTCATAGGTCGCGACCGTGTCGCCCGGGCGAATGTCACGCAAGGGCTTCTCTGCGCCACCGGCCATCAGCACGGGAGTGTCTCCCGTCATGCACATGCACACGATGACCGCGCCGCCCCACTGCAAGCGCTGCCGCGGCCCTGTCTGGTACCAATTCCACGCCATGTCGAACGCGAGCCGCGTCCCAGTCTTGATGTCCTGTTCCGAATGCGCATCGTCGATGATCAGCAGATCCGCGCCGCGGCCGGCCAGCGCGCCCCCCACACCCACGGCGTAGTAGCGCCCGCCCTGCTTGGTTCCCCAGACACCCGCGCTTTTGGAGTCCGTCTGCAGGGACGTCTCGGGGAAGATCTCTTGGTAGTCGGGATCCGCGATCAGGTTGCGGACTCTCCTCCCGAAGTCTTCCGAGAGGCTTTGGGTGTGCGTCGCCATGATGACCTTGGCGTCGGGCTTGTGCCCGAAGAACCACGCAGGGAGGAGATAGGAAGTCGTCTCGCTCTTGGAGTGCCGCGGGGGCATGTTGATGATAATTCGGTTCTTGCGCCCCTCGACTACGTCCTTGAACAGCCGAGCCATGACCCGATGGTGGCTACCGACTGAGAAGTTCGGGTAAACCCTGTGCGCAAACTTGAGGAGATCACCTCTCGCCCCCGCGAGGTCTGCTGCTGTCTCGGCAGCCTCCAACTGCTGGAGCAGCGCGAGCTTCTCCTCCGCCCCCATGCTCGGCAGCGCCGCCTCGAGTGCGGCGATCTCTGCAGGAGAGAGATTCACCCCCCAAGCTCCCAATCCTCTCCCGGGTCCAACTTGAGCGCTTTCAGCGCAGTGCCGAAGTCCATCATAGTCTTGCTACTCCCCACAAGACAACGGAGTTGAGCACCGGCAGCGCCGCCGTCGCGA